GCCGACCACCCATAAATTTAGAACGTGCTATTTTGAACCTGAAAACTAAATCGCCCCGCCATGCATTAAAAAACTGTGAAACGCCAAAAATGGTGGAAGGCAAGAAAGCGGGTCCAGCAGCAGTATAACTAAGGCCCTGGATAAAACCAGTACCTTTTTGAAACGTGAAAGCTGTAGGATCGACATTACAAATCCACTTATATTGACCAGAAACGTCGGTGGCACCATTTAATTGAACCTGCGCAATAGCACAAGGGATACACGTAAGCCCACAAATGGACATCTCATCATAATCCTTAGCAGCAAAATGCGAAACAACACCAACCTCATTGTTCTGATACATACCGAACTCCTGTGCATGTTCCATACCAGTCACATTATTAATACCACGGCCCACAGAAGCGCTCATTATAGCCATGCCACCATCATTTGGCCTGGACCAACCAAACTGAGATGCTATTGTACCGACACCGCTAAAAACCCAAGATAAGGGTCTGGTATAAGAAAGTAATGAAGGTACATAAGTACCAACTTTATTAGTTATCAAATTGGCCAAACTCATCATCTTAGAAACGGGACCAGCAGCTTTAAACTCACCTTGGCCAGCCATCTGCGGAACAACGACACTGGTAAAAGAAGTACCAGGGCCAATAAGCTCAACATCCTCCAACCAAAAATAAATTTGATATGTTGTACTCAAACCAGCAGTAATATCAGCCTGAAAAGGGGTATAAGACACCAAACCAAGTTGACAATAAGTCCTAGAATTATTAACCAATAAATAATCGGTATCCCAAGTAAATGGATACTTGAGGGTGCAAGAACTGGTATCTGCCAAGTTAATTTCTGCAGAAGGCAAAGTACAATACGCGGTGGGATAATTTATGGGGTTAAAAGCAAGTCCGGTGTAATCCATAGGGGCAACCCCCAACTTAAAAATACCCGCAGCCTGAGGAGTTGCAGAAATCTCTAATTTAAAACAAAAAGTGGCCCTAAAACCAATAACACCAGCCATATTGCCAATAAAGCCAGAATTAGAAAAGTAATTAGTATCATTCGTGGCCAAAACCTTGGTGTACAAATTACCATAGGCAGCATTAGCTATGGTGCCATTCTTGACAGCCATAGGTCGAGAAAAATACTCCCTAATATCATTGCGCATAGCACCACTACGATAGGGTGGATGAGCAGCACCAGGTATCTCACCAATCACGCCACCATCATGGAAAACAGTCTCCTGATGAATTTCAATGTCATGGCTAGGCTGTAAATCGTCTACGTTATGCGTTGCGGAACCATATGTAACGGCTCCAGAATTGTTATCATTTAGTTTATCCATATGTGTTTAAGAGCAGAAAACGCTGCACCGGAGTAAAATTAAAAAT